TTTCAGCATCAACATTCCAAGCACTTGGTTTGGCAAAAATTGGTGGAAGTGGTGCAAATGATATACCTATAACAGGTATGTACGCAAGCAGTTCACATACACACGTTGAAGCAGACATTACGGATTTAGTTCCATTTACTGCTGAAGCATTTATTAATGAGTTAGCAAGTGGTAGTGCGGCATCAGTTGTAGTTATTAAAGCAATGACTGGAAAACTATATGACTCAACACGTTTTGCGGCGTTAGTAGCTGCCAACTGAAGTGGAAGTGCGATATAAATGGATTTAGTTAAACTATTAGTTCAATCAACTGGTAGTGATGCACATACTCTACCTCAGTTATTAACTGGAACAGGAAGTTATGATAGTGAGAATACTACCATATCAGGTCTATTTTCAGACCCTGTAAGTGATACAGGTGAGGACAAATTAAAGGTAGAACTTACAGCATCAGAAGCATTCACTACATCAAAAGCAATTGAAGCAAAAAGTAGTAGTTATGATGATGTTTCAGATAAATATATTGATAGTGGCTCTGATTGGGACTTTGCAGGTGAGTGAGTTAATATTAATTCATCAAGTGCAATGTTAAGAGGTTCAATATTTGAACAAGGGTCGTTTGTATATGGCTCGTATTCTGATACAACATATGACAAGGCGCCTTTCTTCTATAATCCAGTGGGAGCAGAAAAGAACTTCTGATTTGGTTACCCATCATTTGGGCCAATAGCAGGTGGAATGAGAGTGTCAATATCAGGCTCTGTAAGTGCAAGTGGAGACTTATATGTTGATAATATTTATACAACCAAAACAATATCAGGCTCTAAAATTCGTGGTGGTCATGCATCAGCAGGTGGAGTAGATGGTATAGATAAAGATTTTAATTTTAATGATGGAGATGCTAACAACCACGCAGTAATAATATTAAATGGAATTATTACACAATGGAACATAACATAATGGAATATAGTTTTAGGAGAATATAAATGGCAAGTTTAGCAATATTATTAGTTGCTGGAGGTGGAGCTGGAGGTTCTGACAACGGCGGCGGCGGTGGCTCTGGCGGCCTTATTTATTCAGCAAGTTTCGCTGTTACAGCACAAGCTTATTCTGTAGTAATAGGAGATGGTGCTCCACTCAATCCAACCGTTAATGCTGATGGTGCCGATGGAGATGATAGCACATTTAGCACACTTACGGCAGTTGGCGGTGGCGGTGGAGGAAACTCTCAAACAGACGGTCACGATGGTGGTTCTGGTGGCGGTGGTGGCTCTGAAGGCGGCGTAAGCGGAACAGGTGGGTCGCCAACAAGCGGACAAGGATATGCTGGTGGAAATGGTGCTAACCTTGGAGGTGGAGGTGGTGGCGGAGCCTCTGCTATAGGTCAATTTGGAAATGTTCGTGGAAGTCAGTTAGGCGGTAATGGCGCTGACGGATTAGAATATTCTCTTTCTGGAGCCGATACCTATTATTGTGGTGGTGCCGGTGGCGGAAACGAAAATGGAGTAAGTAACGACGCATCTGGCGGTTTAGGTGGCGGTGGTAGAGCAGTATATGGAAATGCAACATCTGGCGAAAGCGGTACACCAAACACGGGTGGCGGAGGTGGTGGAGGAACATATGATGGTTCTAAAGCCCAAGGTGGAGCAGGTGGTTCTGGTATATTCATTGCTCGCTGATTAACAACAGATTTTGGAACAAATACCGTAAGCGGTGTAGGAAACGCTATTACAATAGATGGTGATTATAGCGTAGCGAAATTTATTATAGATGGGACATTCACGGTTATTGACGGTGCACCAGCAACAGGTCGTGTTGTAAAAATGTATAAAATTCCAGTAACATTAGCAGGTTAGGAGAAATATAAATGGTTTGGTATGGAACATATAGCAAAAGAATAAAATTAGATATTGATTATACAGGTGGTATCGGTGGAAGTGTAACTCACTTCCCAATAGCAATTCACCTTTCTGGTTCAAATGGTGATAGCACAAAAGTCTTTGAAGAATTAACTACAAATTCAAGAAAGTTTGCAATTGCAACATCTGGTTCAAATCCAACAGAATTAAAATGCGAAGTTGATTTTTGGGATTATGATAGTGGTACGGTTGCAGATAGCCATGCCCTTATTCACGCATCTACAGCAAGTTGAACAATTGATGCAGATGAATCGGTTTATATTTATTACGATTCTGGAAGCGATGACAACCCGAATGTAGGTGACGACCCAGATGATGCGGTAAGTAATGCTGTATGGGATAGCAATTTTGATATGGTTCATCACATGAATGATTATCCAGCAAATACAGTTATACACGATAGTACTGCCAACAACCAAGATGGCGCTAAAAAGGGCGGCGGTGAGCCAGCAGAAACAAAATATGCTTTTGGCTACGGGCAAAAGGCAGATGGTGTAGATGACTACATTAATTTAGGAACCGTGCCATCATCAGATACATTTACTCTTAGTCTTTTAATGCCCAACAAGGGTACTATGACAAGGGGTAATATTTATGCCAGAAACCTTGCGGCAAATGTATACCCACCATTCGGATTTTATTTTAGAGATAGTAACCTTAACGTTCAATCTTATATCGGCGACATAAACGCAATTTCAACTTATGCGGCAGTAACTAATAATGATTTATATACAATTGTAGCAGATTATCCAAGCGTTAAAGTCTACAAAAATGGCGCTTCAAGCCCTACTGGTGATTTCACATTTACAAATCACCTTGACGACCATCCAGAATACACGACACAATTGTTCCGTATGGGTGCAGACACAACGACAGTAAATTATGATGACTGTGCTTTGGGCGAGGCTCGTTTAAGTAGCGTAGTTCGTTCTGTTGCTTGAGGAATTGGAACTTACAATGCAATTACTGACAAACTCTTAACATATGGTACAGAAGAAACTGCACCAGGACCTTTAATAGGTGATATTGATAGTATATACGGAGTTTCAACAACAAAAATTACTTCATTATATGGGATATAATGATTAAAAGAAATATATTTAGGAGAAAATAAAATGGCATACGAAAAGAATTTAACAAACTTACACATTAGCTCAAGTTTCTACAGATTACTACAAGTGAGTGGAAGCAATAATGAAATATTAGATGGATTAGGAAACCCTGTTGTAATAACGGTAAGTGGTTCTATAGAGAGTGCGAGTTATGCTGACTATGCCGTAACAGCATCTTATGCCGAAAATGCTGGTGGTAGTAATACTTCTGGAACAAGCGGAACAAGTGGAACGAGTGGTGTAGCAGGTACAGATGGTAGTTCAGGCACAAGTGGCTCATCAGGGACATCGGGTATAAGTGGAACAGACGGCACAAGTGGAACTTCGGGCTCTGGTACAAGTGGTTCATCAGGAACTTCGGGTGTTGACGGTACTTCTGGAACAAGCGGTGTAGACGGAACAAGTGGAACATCTGGAGTTAAAGGTGATACGGGAGACGCTGGCTCATCTGGAACAAGTGGCATTGATGGTACTTCAGGTACTTCAGGTACTTCAGGAGAATCAGGTTCAAGTGGTACTTCGGGAACATCTGGAATAGATGGTAGTTCAGGCACAAGTGGTTCGTCTGGCAGTTCTGGGTCTTCTGGAACAAGCGGTACAGCAGGAACATCAGGAACGAGCGTAACGGTAACTTTGACAGACAATTACATACCAGTAGGGTCTTCAAACACATTAGTTGATAGTATAGTTTCTCAATCTGGAACAGATGGAATAATAGTAGACGGTTATTTAGAAGTTACATCAAGTGGCGACACATACTTTATGGGAACTAATGTTGGTATTGGAACAGAAACACCTTCTGAAAAATTAGATATTAGTGGTTCTGCTGTTATATCTGGCTCACTATCTGTAGAAGATATTAATGAGTTAGATACTATAAACTTTGCAATTGCATCAGGAACGGCACAAGTACGTTGGGATGAAGCAGATTATTCATTATATCTTGATAATGGATTAGGTCATGCAATACACCTTGGTAGAGATGGACAAATTGAATATTATAATAATACAGGTAATACAATAACAATTGGTACAATTTTAAGTGTTGGTGGTGCGGCAGTTGACCCAATTTCAGGAAGAACATTATTAACACCAATATTACCAATTGCTGATAGAGATGCTAACTTTGGTCGTAATATTATGATTGCTACACACGAAGTATTAGATAGTGGTTCAGGTGTTGCAACTCACGTTGGTAAAGTATATGGTATGGATACATCGGATTGGAATATGGGAGACGCACTATATCTTTCAGGAACAGAATCTGGCTCATTAACAAATGTAGAGCCAATATTTCCTTATTATTCAGCATTCGTTGGAACCGTATTAGAAATTAATGAAACAACAGGTAAAATAAACATTGACCCAAGTGCTAACCCAGACGATACAACAACAAACTTCTTCAATGGTATAATAAGAGAATCATTTGACTTTAGAATTACAAGTGATGGAACAGATATTACAGGTAGTTTAACAAATCCAGCTGGATTTGATTATTTAACTATGAGATTTTCAACTGGTAGGCAAATACTTGATGTATCTGACTTAAAGATAACATTAACTGCTGGATTAGATACTTCACCACAAGAGAATTTTATATACATTCCTATAAGTAATCCTGTTTTGACCGTTGATACTGGTGGTTATCCATCAGAAGAATATATTAAAATTGCTAATGTAGTATTACAATCTGCAACAGCAACAGCGGCAGATGGTGCTTTAGGTAATCGTAATATCAATGACCATTTAGCTGGATGGTCAGATAAACAAGGTCATTTAACACACATAACAGAAAAATTAAGAAAGTTTGAAGCTCAATGAGATTCAGGTATAGAAGGTTCGCTTACTGGATTACCAACAAACGCTTATATACAAACAACTGGTGGTATAGTATATCAAATGCATGAGCAAATATTTGTTTCACAATCAATGCCTGATGTCGATGCACATATAGTTAATCATAATACAACACCATATCTTTCTGTGACAGATTTATTAACATTAACAGACGACGCTGTAGGAGACACACTTAATAATACATCATTTAGTATAGTTGTATGGGGAATTGCAAATAAGACTGGCGAAGAATCACATTTAATGTGTAATTTACCTATTGGAACTTATTCAAAAAACAGTCCATCAGATGCTACGTCAGACGCATTTAATTATTCAGTGTATAATATACCAAGACCATTCCAAGGCACTGGGTTCTTAATTGCAAGATTTACAATTGTAAATGCATCAGGTGATTGGTCATTATATGCTACAGAAGATTTAAGAGGTGCTATACCTAATATATCAGCTGGTGGTGGTGCTGGTGGTACTGGAGTAACAACATTCTTAGGATTGACAGATACGCCGAATGCATTTACAGACCAAGGTGATAAATTTGTTGTTGTTAACTCAGGTGCAACAGCGTTAGAATTTACAACTTCAGGAGCAAGTGGAACTTCAGGAACTTCTGGTACTTCAGGAGCTGATGGAACGTCAGGTTCAAGTGGAACATCTGGAGATGCAGGAACAAGTGGTTCTTCAGGAACATCTGGAGTAGCAGGAACTTCTGGAAGCTCTGGAACGAGTGGTGCAACAGGTGATACAGGTGATACAGGTGCCTCAGGTTCGTCAGGAACAAGTGGTAGTTCTGGCACAAGTGGAGCAACTGGAGATGCAGGAACATCAGGTAGTTCTGGTACAAGTGGCACTGGAACATCAGGCACTTCAGGTGAAGATGGTACTTCAGGAACATCTGGAACTTCAGGTGGAGGAAGCGGAGGCAGTGCTTCTGGCAGCCTTGATGAAGACTCGGCATTAGCATCTGATTTAACTTATTCAGGATTAATAACAAGTGATATATTAGCAGGAGAAGATGTTGTATTTGGTAATATAGTATATATGAAATCAGATGGAAAATTATGAGATGCAGACGCAACGGCTTCAGTGAGTTCATTAGCATTTGGAATGATTGTATCTGAATCAAGTGCAGAAGGCAATCCAATAGTATTAAGAAGTGGATACGCACGTGATGAAAGTTGGGATTGGAATATAGGCAGTGCTGTATATTTAGCAAAGGCATCAGGTTCATACAACTCTGGCTCAATGACGCAATTACCTACAACTGGTTCAGGTGACCAACTTAATATGTTAGGTATCGCTTATTCAACGAGTTCAGTTCAATTTAACCCAAGTAATGTATTAGCAGAAACATTTGAGGCATAATGTGAGTGAAATAATATGGGAAATGTAGAATTATTAGTAATAGCAGGCGGCGGCGGTGGCGGATATGACTCAACAAACCAAGTTGGTTGTGGTGGAGGTGGCTCAGGCGGTTATCGTCATTTTGATAATCTAACCGTACATTCACAAACATACTCTGTAACTATTGGCTCTGGTGGTACAACAACTTTTGGTGCTGGTAATTCTGGTGGAGATTCTGTTTTTGATACAATAACTTCTGCCGGAGGTTCTGGTGGCGGTGGTAAAGACGAAGTTGCAATATTAGCAGGTGGCTCTGGTGGCGGCGGGACTGATGTTTATCCTGGTGGTGCTGGAAATACTCCCGAAACAGACCCGTCACAAGGAAATAATGGCGGCAACGGTGTTCATATTCAGAATGCAAAATTTAATCAAAGTTTTGGCGGAGGCGGTGGTGGCGCTGGCGCAGTTGGCACGGCACCTTATTATTTTGTACCAAATGAAAGAGTATATGGTGGTAATGGTGGCGATGGATTGCAAAGTTCTATATCAGGAACTGCAACATACTATGCTGGTGGTGCAGGTACTCCAGGTAATCCTTCACTAACTAATGGAACAAATGGGCTTGGTGCTGGTAATGCTGGTGGTGGTGGTTGAGGTGATTATTTCAACCCACACAATGGTAAAGATGGCGTAGTTATTATTCGCTATCTAACAACAGACTTTAATGCTATTATAACAGGTGTAGGGAACACAATAACAATAGATGGCGATTATAGTATTGCTACATTTATAGTAGATGGCACATTTGATGTACTTTCATACGCATATATAGGTGGCAACTCAAAAATACAAGGTAACACAAACCTTTAAGGAGAAATAAATTATGGCAGATTGCACATGGATAACAATACAATCAACTTGAAGTAACCCAGCCTGTTGTATAGGTGAGTTTACAGATGGATTGGTTCATACAATAACAGAAGACGTTTTAGTAAATACAATAACACAAGAAACTACAACAACTTGTAGTTAAAGGAGAAAATATAATGAGTTTATCAGATTGGTATGTAGGTGAAACTAAAGCCTTCTATGGAACGATTACATTTAATGGGACAAGCCCTGACATTTCGTCAGACACCGTTAAATTGATATTAAAAAGCAACAAAAGTGATTTAGATAGTCAAGCTGTATTAGACACGAATAGCAGTATGGCGGCATCAGGTAGTTTAGGTATATATTACTTTGATATAAACCCATCAGAAACAGCAGACGTAACACCAAGTTCTTATTTTTACGAGCTTATTTGGAATACATCTTCTGGAAATGAGTACATATTAGAGCAATCACAAATCAACCTAAAGAGCCGTGTGGAAGACGTGTAATATGATAATTGAAGTTAGAAATGGAGATTTACATAAAGCATTAAGCGTTTGAAAAAGTCGGCTTAAAGATGAAAACTTTTATGAAGAATTCCAAAAACATAAATATTACAGAAAGAAAAGTGAAGTTAATAGAGAAAGCAGAAAACTGTCTATAAGACGGTCAAAATGGAAGTTGGAGAAAAAATAAATGACACCTTACATAATTGGATTAGGGTTTACAATATTGGTTAGTATTATAACCGTCGTTTACAAATATGGAGTTTTAAATAAAAAAGTTGATGATTCATGTGATGAACATATTGGTATCAGGAAAGATATACGAGACTTACAGGATGATATTGCTGAAACTAATAAGACATTGAATAAAATTTGTGGTAAAATAGAAATAATAATTAAATTTTGAGAAAGGAATGGTAAATAATGCAAACATTGAGAGAAAATTTAAGCGACCTTGAGAAACTTTGTTATAAGTTAGATGAAATTATTGAAGATATAAATTTAAGTAAATTAAGAGATAAAGTCGTAATAAAGAATATAGTAATAAATAAATAATACCTGATGTGTAACCTCACACGGTATTATTAGCCCCACAGGTAACCTCTCCATAACTTCAGAACCTGTGGGGTTATTATATTATACTAATACCTTTTTGGGTTATTTTTGTATCTAAATGCTCTTTAAGTGCTTTCTGATATGCTTCAGATGCTTTAAGTTCATCTGTAAAATAACCTAAGTGTTTGGGTTTTCTGTTAATACCAATAACTGCAACCCACTTTTTTGTTTGTTTGTTCCAACAAACTCCCGTATATTTGCTTGAAGTTTTCAATAATAACGTGCTTTTTGTAGTATTTTGACGATTTGTTAATAACTGAAGATTGCCAATTCTGTTATCAGTTTTGATTTCGTTTTTGTGGTCAACCTGAAGTTTCCTACCATTCCTAGGTTTATCACCAAAATTGTCTCATATTAAATGATGAATTCTGTGTAATTTTCTTTTACCTTCTTTACACAAACTTACATATAAATACCCAGAAGTACTTGTGTTTTGCTTTAATATCCTTTCTTTAACTGTTCTAAAGCAACCAATTCCATTTATAACATTCCTACTTAAACTCTTAACCCTACCAATATTGCTAATTTCGTACATACCTTCAAACCCTTCAATCTGTTTCCATTCTTCTTTCATACAGCATCCTATTTAATTATATTTCTAAAGTTATGTATTTTATTTAGTTAATTCTTTAAATGATTTTTTTAAATCACTATCTATTGAGTTTTTTAATTTGAATAACGCCTCTTCAACTATGTTATTCATAATTCTTTTTATTTCACTCAAATCCCAAATATAGAATTGAACAAACTTTCTCTTACTATATTTTGTCTCATTGTTATTATTCAAATAGCATTCTCTAATATCGATACCTTTAATCTTACCTAAACTCTGAACAACAACATTATCAGATAGCTTAACAGCAAAGTCAAGCCTATTTTCATCTTTTATTATTTTCAGTAGTTTTACGAATACTGATGCCTTTATAGAAAATTCTTGTTTATATTTACCATTTTTAGTTAATTTACGTCTTGAAATCAACACCTTGCTACCATAAAAATCAATACAAATGCCTGTTTTTAATATCATACTTCACTCCTTTTTTATAAACACTTATATCTATATAGCCAGCCAAAAAGTTTTCTTAAATAAAAATAAATATTTATTCTTTTTGAGGTTTGGGAATCCAGCTACATACCTATTATTAGCAAGCCAAGAGATTGAATGAGAGAGACATATCCATGTGCTGGCGCAAATGAATTAAACTACTTAAACTGATATTAAAAAAATAAGAATAAAGAATTTCGAGCTTGTCTCGAACATAGAGTATTAAGTATATACAAAATAGTAGTATTCGTAAACTCATACTACTATTCATCAGAATAACTTCGTTATCCTTCTGAGTTCTTTAACTTAATTTTCAAAAGGATTCTGTGTAGTAGGTATCAGTTAAGAAACCCAAACATTATTATATTAACAGAGATTTTATTGTCGTAAACTCCAATAAAATCCATAAAAAAATTAATATTTATTGATGTTTGGGTTTTGGCTAGCCTATTTATATAAAACAAAAGGAGCCAAAGTAATGGAATTATATTTTTCTGAGCAAAATGAAGCCTGAATTATCGAGTGACAAAGAGAAACTAACATAGCAAGAAGAAACTTTATCTATGAGAATTACTTACACCCAGGCTTCGAAATAATGAGCCGTTTTGTTATTGCCAAGTTTCAGTTATGGAAGAGCCTTGGTCCAATTGACGACCTTGTAGCAGATACAACATCCTGGCTATGAATGAAATTATCAAAGTTCAATGTAGACAAAGGTAGTGCCTTTAGTTTTTTTAACAGAGTAGCATTTAACTATCTAACTCAAAAAGGGTTAAAACAGAAGAAACATTATAGTAGGCACCTATTTGTTGATGCAGTAAATGATAATATTGAAGGCGAGGGAAATTCGGCTACAGATTTGTTGGATAAATTAGCAAATCATGATGAGATTGAAAAAGAAAGGGAAGACCAAATATTATACGCATTAGAAAAGGCTGATATGTTCCTTGACTATCTAACAAGCGAAAATGTCCAAACGAAACTTAAAGGTAAGGGGAGAGTATTAATGAACGAAGCCTTTATATTAATTATGCGTAGTTACAAGAGCTGGAAATATGTAAATTACGACATAACTAAAACACAATTATTACAATACACAGGCTTAAATGAAAGTAAAGTTAATATTTACGTTGCAGAACTTAAACAAAGTTTAATATCAGTTGGCAAGATAAGAATATTCCAGCCACAAAAGAAGGAAAAGGAGAAGTAGAATGAGGAGTAAAAGAGATACAATTTATACATTTAATGTAAGTGAAGCATACACAGAGTGATTGAAAGACGATGCCACATTTAGAGAACTATTTAATTATGAGAAGAGACACAAGCCTTATGGCGAGATTACAAAACTAACAAATAAGATAAATGGTAAGGTCTATATTGAAGGCGTAAAATATCCACTATATGGCAAGGAGCCTATTGGTAGCAAAATTAAGAAAGCGATTGAAAAGCATGGCAGACATAACTTTTTAGTTTCAAGTTTAGGTATATGCCATTCAGAAACAGAATTATATGTTGGTTGTCGTGCGGCCATTCACCACTGAAATACAAGAAACCCAGAAGTTGGATATAACATTTCAAAAGGTAATTATTCAACAGAGTTAGACATTGATAAGATAGAATATAGAGCGGGAAGATACCCAGCAATCATATTATGAAAAAATGAATTTTGACTGATTATGAACAATTCAGATTTCAAAGAGTTTGCCAAAGAGAATAACGTTGTAGTCAAAACACTTAGGGACTTTTTTGTTGAGATATTAAATGGCTCTAAAGAAGGCAAAATATCAGAGAGATACAAAAATTTGAACGTATACAATAAAGATAATCATAAAATAATAATTGAAATGACAGAAGACGAACCATTAATAAATAAAGGGGATTCAAAATAATGGGGTATATAACATTAAATAACTTTCCATCAATAGGAGATACTTGCTCACAAATACAACAGTACGCCTCATTGTTAGGAATAGCAGAGAAGACAGGTATGGAAGCGGTCATGTTAATGGGCGTTGCTGGTAAGTGAGGTAATAAGTTTGATAAAGTATTAGATTTAGATATTAAGTGAATTGATAAGAATGACTTCGAATGAGAAATGAAAAAGATTAACGGTAGAATACCACTAGATGAAGCAGTTTTTAATTTAGATAAAAATAAGAATTATATATTTCATTCAATGTTTCATATTCACACTTACTGAGATAACATTAGAGATTATGTATATGAAACTTTTAAGTATAAGCAAGACGTATTAGAAAAAGCAAATGAATACATCAAATCATTGAACCTGAGTAAAGAAAAGAAATTAGTGAGCATTCATAACAGAAGAGGTGATTACGTTCAGGTAGCATCATTAAATCTAAATAGAAATTACTATCACAATGCATTAACAGAAAACTTCTTCAGTAAAGACGATGTTGACGACTATGTATTTTTAATATGTACACAAGATAGAAATTGGTTTAAAGCAAACATTTGAGACGAAGAAAGTGATAGAGTTATATTCGTTGAAACAGGTAACGATTTCGTTGATATGGCGGTGATGAGTTTATGTGACCATAATATTATAGCCAATAGTAGTTATAGTTGGTGGGCCGCATTCTTGAATAGACATGAGGATAAGATTATAGTATGCCCAGACGATTACTTAGGTGCTGGTATAGTAGAGTATATTAATGAAAACTATTCATTAGAAAATTGAATTAGAACAAAAACAAAATAAATAGGAGATTCAAAATGAAAGAAGTAAAAAGTTTAGAAGTAGAAGTAGGAAGTTTTAACGATTTCAACGAACAGACGGAAGAGTTAGTAGAAAAAAATAATAGATACGGAAGGCTGTTTGTTAAGGAGCAGTGATACGTGAGAGGGAATGAAGAACAAGTGCAAGCACTTTATAAGGAAATACTTATAACGAGATGTGAATTTTTATACCACTCACATATATTTGATATTTTTTGCTACTCAGAGCAATTTGACGAATTAGACGAAGACATTCAGACTTTTCCTATATATGATGTATATTTTAGAGATGGCAAAATTGAATTTGAACGTCGTGAGGACGAGTAATGCAAGAACTTTGGAAAGACATAATATTTTACGAAGGCTATTATCAGATTAGCAATTTTGGAAAAGTTAGGTCTGTAAAGAGACAGGTTCAAAATGGGACCTGTCTTATGAGCGTCAGAGAACGAGAATTAAATCTTAATGACAATGGTAATGGTTATCTGTTTGTCAGATTATCCAAAGAAGGAAAGGCAAAAGGATTTAGAGTTCATCACCTAGTCTGAGACCATTTTGGTAATAGAGCAAGAAACGGTATGAAATTACAAGTTGACCATATTAGTGGCAAATCAAACAATAGAATCGATAACTTACACTTAGTAACAAACAGAGTGAATTGTGTAAAGTACCAGAAGACGCAAAAAAGTACATCTGAATATACAGGCGTCTTTAAGTTTACTGGATTAGACAAATGAAAAGCAAGTATATTCATCGATGGTAAACTTAAACACTTAGGACATTTCACAGATGAACTTAAAGCGGCAGAAGCATACCAAACAGCATTAAAGGGAATTGGAGAGTAACATGACTAAAAGTATATTTGAAGAGTTGGAAGACATCATTACAAAGGCAGGAGCTAAAGAAAGAGAATTATGGATAACATTAGGTAATGAGCATAAAAAGGTAATTGTCTCAGAATTAGACCGATACTTAGATGGTGGCTGAGAATTGAAAGAAGATTGCGGGTGTAAGTAATGTCACATCTACCAATTGATGTTAAAAAGTATCACGCCCAAATTAGATACCCTGAAAATACACCAATCGACAAAGAGAGAATAGTTCAGCACCTAAAAGAGAAATTAGCATATGATATTATGCAGGATATGGAAATAGAAGTTGATAGGAATTATATGGGCGAGAGCATTTATACTTGTTCTATTGGTATTAGTGCGGTACGTGAAGTAAAACAACAAGAAATGCCACATTATATGCCACCAACACCACCAAAGAGATATACAATATATGGCAAACAGATAAGGAGTAAATTATGGGCACAGTAACATTTGGGGAATTGAACCATTATACATTAAATGACAATAGTGATTTTTTCACATCAACAACATCAGCATTAACAATGGTTGATGGGTATTGGACAATAGTGAATACGCCAGAAGATAACCAAGCCTACACCATCTATGGCAATAAATATAAATAAAGGAGTGAACAGTGAAAAGTCAAAGTTGTAAGTCAAAAGGTAGGCGACTCCAACAAGCAGTTCGTGATTTAATCTTAGAAAATTTTAAAGATTTAGAAGAAGACGATGTACGCTCAACCTCAATGGGTGCAGGTGGAGAAGATGTGTTATTATCACCAAAAGCAAGAAAGTACTTCCCATTTTCAATAGAGTGCAAAAATCAAGAAAAAATTAACGTGTGACAATCATTAAAACAAGCAAAAGAAAACTCAGGTAAACATACGCCACTACTTATATTTAAACGCAACCACTCTAAAACATATGCTTGTTTAGAATTGAAAGATTTAATGGAATTAGTTAAATAAAACTTGACAGATTAAGCAATAAGACTATTATTATCTTGTAAGTCAGAGAGTGAAAGAGATAAAACAAACAAGGGAGATAATATGTTTATAGTTTACAAGACAACTAATCTGATTAATGAGAAATTTTATATTGGCGTTCATGACACATGCCAAAAAGATACTGATAATTATTTAGGGTCTGGCATTGTGTTGAAAAATGCAAGAAATAAATATGGTAATGAAAGTTTTGAACGTGAAACTTTATTTGAGTTTGATAACCAAAAAGATGCTTATGAAATGGAAGCATCAATAGTTGACCAAGAGTTTTTGGATACATTTGATGATGCATATAACGTTGCATTAGGTGGTAATGGTGGCAGACTTGGGCCACATTTGGAAGAGACAAAAATAAAAATAAGTTTAAGCAAAAAGGGACTTACTCCTTGGAATAAAGGGCTTAAATTAAGTAAAAAATATTCTAAAGTATATTCTGAAAACATATTAAACTATTTAGCAAATAATAAACATCCAAATTTGGGCAGTAAAAGAATGACAAATGGTACTATAGACAAATTTGTTCATAAAAAAGATATAGAAAAGTTTCTCAATGAAGGATGGAAGTTAGGTAGCAAAGGAAATAAATACTGGGGAACACATGACAATCCAAATTTAGGAAGAAAATGTATAAATAATGGTGTAAATAAAAAGTATGTTCATAAAAAAGATATAGAAAAGTTTCTTAATGAAGGCTGGGAATTAGGAGGACTTAAAAAGAAACTAAAATAAACTTGACAGATTAAGCAATAAGACTATTATTACTATGTAAGTGAGAGAGTGAAAGAGATAAAAAAAACCTTGGAGGGTTAGATGAATATTAAAAAACTTGAAAGTATTATATGTAGTGAAGAGAACATAAAAATGATGTTAAGTGCAAAAGGTTTTGACGAAAGAGTTATTAAGATAATTGCAGAATCAGATGCTATATTAATACCTTGGGATGATGATGATAAACATTGGGAATTATTCGAAAAAGGTAAAGATGATTTTATTAGTGGAATTTACGATAGTATTGCTGATGCAATTATAGAGGAAATCATAGGAAATGAATATGAAGATGTAGTAACAGATGATGAAATTGATGATTTAGTTTATGAAGAGATTGAAAAATTTAATCATTGGTTTGAAACTGGCGAAAATAAAGTGAAATAAATAAGATTGTTCTTGACAGATTGTGTAAAAAGACTATTATTACTTTGTAAGTGAGATTGATTAGTGATTAAAAAAAAGAGACCTTGGAGGGTTAAAATGAAAACAAAAAAAGAAATCAAAGATGCAATGTTAGAAATCCAAAAAATATTAGATTCAATTAGAGCAACAAATGTCCTTAGTTATATAGTTAAAGTAACAGCATCTATACCAGAAGGCGAAAGTGATAGCGTAATGTTTGATAGCTTTAATGTTGAGGATGATTATATAGACGAATTTGTGTCTCAAATACATTACGGTATTCGTCATACTGAACCAACAACATTTACAGATATTGACGATAGCAAAAAAAAATGGGAATGCATTAGTGTTATGAAACTTGGTAGCACTGACGAAATCCTTTCAAATTAAATAAAACTTTCGTTCTGCCATAAACGAAGTAAGCCAGAGAGTAAAAGAGATAAAAAAAAAGAGACCTTGGAGGGTTAAGATGAAAAACGAAGTAAAAAAAGACACATACATCGACATGTTCAAAGAAATTAATATATTTTGCAAGAAGTGTGGTAAATATTTCTCAGTAACACCAATTAATCATTTAGCAGGGCAAGGATGTACAGATTGTTATCCAGATGCTATTGTAGACCCAGTTGAACTTAAAAAATTAGAATTAGAATACAAATAAATAGCCTATTCTGCCAAATGGGCTCCTAAGCCACACCATTCAGGACCAACCGCCTGGGTAGTGTGGCTATTTTTAGGCCCAAAAATAATAGATAAAAATATTCATTCCAATGATATATACTATTGTAGATAGAAGTATTATATATAGGGAGAATTATTATCGGGACAGTTAAATGTACAAATTATGAAACGCAAGAGCGTATAACAACAATTATTAAATTAATTACACAAGGTTGAAATACGCCGAAAATTATTCAGTTTGTAGCAGATAAGGATAGTGATTTGGGTTGGACCGTATTAGAAAGACAAGCCAGAATCTATATTAGACGTGCTTACAAAGCATTGAAATCAGCAGGAGCATTAGACCGACATTATTACCTAAACCAATCACTTTCAAGATTAAATAACCTATATGAAACAGCAATTGCAAAAGAACACTATAAGTTTGCCGCAGAATTAGAAAGCAAGAAGCAAGACCTATTATCACTTAAAGAATACAATAACAAAGAGTTTGTAACAAATATAGCGGGCGTTGTAGATTTTAAGTTTGAAGAGATTGATATGAGTAAGTACAAAGATACACCAGATAAAGATGAGAAGCCTGACGGTAGTAAGTAATGGCCGTAAGAGCAATTATTGGAGCATTAAAGCACCAGATAGAGTTCGCAGTTAGTGATACACGTTATACAGCACTTGTGGGAGGGTTCGGCAGTGGCAAGTCGTATGCAATACCATTAAGAGTATTAAATTTAATTAAAAGACGTAAGGGCAAAGGTAAAATATTAGTCCTTAGTCCAACATATAGAATGAGTCAAGATATTCTTTGGCCCCTATTCCGTTCTTTATTTGACGGCTATGGAATAGAATATACAGAGCATTTAAGTAATGCTGAAATAGAAGTGAAGTCCCCAGGATTGTCTGGGTTGATTATGTTTAGAACAGCACAGAACTACAGACTTATAAAGGGTTTAACCGTAACTGATTTCATAATAGATGAGTTCGATTCTCTTAGTAGTTACAACTCCCAAACCCTTGTCTGAAGAGAGTGTATCGCACGTATTAGAGCGGTACCTGATGGAACTGGTGCTATAGTTACGACGCCAGAAGGTTATCTCTATACGTATGAATTATTTATAGAGGGCATTAATGGTAAGCCACCAATTGGTAAATTGATTAAGGCGGCGAGTTATGATAATCCATTTACTGGTAGGGAGTATATAGATGATTTGTATGCTCAGTTTGATAAACAGGTAGCAGAGCAATATATTGAGGGCGGATTTGTTGATATAAACAGCATGCCTGCATATTACAGTTGAAAAGACAGCCTTGCTATTGACAGATACAACAAGATTGGAAGAAGCATACTTATAGGTATGGACTTTAACGTAAATCCAATGGTAGCAGTAGTTGGCGAGATAGGTATTGATGGTAATTTATTCTTATTTGAAGAGATAATATTACCTAATAGTAATACAGAAGAGATGGCGAAAGTGATAGTTAATAAATACGGGAAAAGAGATATAACTGTATTCCCTGATTTGACTTCATTAAAGAAAAGAAGTACGAATGCTCCATTAGGAGTGTCAGACATAAAGATATTAAGAGAAGCGCCATACTATTTCAGAATAGATGGTAATAAAATATCAACTCAAAGGGATAGATTGAACACGGTGAATGCCGCACTGTCTCACAGAAGAGTAAGAATATTAAAGAGTGGGTGTCCATATCTTATTAAAGATATAAGATTATCAGCAAGGACAGACGACGGAAGAATTGATAAGAAAAGAGAGATGCCAGGGAAACCATGGGTCCATATCACAGATAGTTTTGGTTATTTAGTTGAAAGACTTTATCCAATCACAGTAAGAACACCTGGACGTGTAATTGGTGCATAATTAGGAGATAACAATAATGTTTAATATATCATTAAGCAACTTAATAGTTGAACAAAAGAAGACTTCAATATGACAAGAAGATTTGAAGCGTAGACGTAGCGTATTGAAGGACATTGACTACTATGAGAACAATCAGGATTATTATTTATCCTCATTACTACAAACAATTTACCCAACAACACATACAAAGGTGGCAAGATATGCGTCAACATATCCATTAACCCAGAGAGTTATTGACGATACATCGATTTTATTCCAAAACCCAATGCTTGTAGATATTGATAAGGAAAATTTAGAAGATGAATTTACAACAATGCTAACTGATAGCATGTTTCATGCAACATTAGATAAGGTAAACCACTTTGTTAATTTGACTTACAAGGTTGGCGTGATGCCAGTTTGAAGAGATGATAAAGTAGAATTAGACATCATAACTGGCGATAAGTGTTTTGCATACCAAGACCCTAAAAATCCAACAAAGATAACTGATTTGTTTGTTCACATCTCAGGGGTGGAGCAAACGCCATCTTCAAAAGCAGAGCATAGATTAGACCAATACATTAGATGGACAGATGAGACGCAAAGTATTGTTAATGTTGATATTGCGAATGGCAAGATAATAAGCGAAAAAGATATAGTAGATAACCCATATAAAGTTATTCCAGTAGTATGATTTACAAATGATTTACAGATAAACAACTTCTGGCCCGAAAAGAAGAACCCATTGGTTCCTGCAAATGAATGGATTAATATAGACCAGACTAACTTATCGATGATGTACTCATTCCAAGCATATTCGACCCTTGTAATTGTTGGCATGGACGACAAAACATTAAAGTCAATAGAGTGGGGTCCTCAGTCATTGTTAGCAATGAAAGCAGACCCAACAAGTGATGTACAACCTACAGCAGATTACATTAACCCTTCTCCAAAGTTATCAGAGTATGAAACTGCGATAGCAAATAAGAAAGTAGATGCGGCTCAAGCGGCTGGACTTTCAGCACAAGCGTATAAAAAAGATAACACGACACTTAACTCAGGTTATCAATTAAAGCTGTCGAATGAGACGTTATTGAAGCGTGTTAAATCAGACAGACAATATTACATTATGCCAATTAGAGACTTATTAGAATTAATGATGGTTACTTGGAGTTTGAATAATACAGCGAAGACATTCCCTGAAGATACAGAAATTATATTGAATTATGCAGAGATAGTTTTTGATAGTTCTCCAGAAGAAGAAGCAAGGCTTAATACAATATTGTTAGCCGCTGGCTTAACAAGTAATGTTGAAATCTTAATGAAAAAAGACCCTGATATTACAGAAGAGGATGCCATTGAGAAGTTGAAGAAGTTTCAAGAACATAAAAGATTAACGAGTGCCCAAGTAAGCACATTAGAGACAATATTGGCACCTCCAGAGGTGTAGTATGAGTATAGTTGACGATAAGATAGCTGAATCACAGAAAGAGTTCAGTGTAGCAATAAATAAATTAAAGAGAGTGATGATGTTAAGTCTTAAATTTGATTTAGACAAAGATGGCAACATAGAGCCAACTAAAGAGAATTTAGATAAGATAGTAAATATAGATGTGTTGTATCAGAAGGCGCTTATAGAAAGCGGGTATACAGAAGCAGTTGAGAGTTATCTTGAGAAGGAATCAGAGATAATTATAGAGGCATTGAGTTAATATGGATATTGAATTAGGACCTGAAAGTTTAGAAGTATTATTAGCATTTCAGAAGTTTGAAAGAAGTGAATTATTCACGATTGCATATGATGCTGTTGAAGCGATGAAGAGAAGTTTAGTAACATCTTGGTCAGTAGCAGAGAGCAACTTACATGCATTAACTAAAGCCGAGAAGTTGTTAGACCATAGACTTGGAACTTATACAGATACTTTTATAACCACGTTCAAGACCCAATTCGAACAGATGGTATATGACCAAAGTGCGAGACACCAAGGGTTAGAACATTTTGTTTACGAAGGGCCTGATGATTCAAAGACAAGACCACAATGTCAAGATGGTCTTACAATAAAGTATTTCACAGAAGCAGAGAAGAATGAGTTCAACGCAGAAGGAATAAGATATAATTGCAGGCATATTTTCGTACCAATTACAGAAGAAGAGTACGAAAAAGGAATATCATAATGCAAATAGTATTAGCGAGAAACCAAGATGGTATATTCGTTAGTGGTTCAGAAGAGATACAAGAGATATTAACTGGAAGCTATAAAGCGTTAGTAGTAGATGAACATGGTAAGTATCATTATAGTACAGATTTAGATGATGAGAACCTGTTCGTTGGTTCAGTAAAAATAGAAATATAGAAGTGATAAAATAAAGAAATAATTATCCTTTAATGGCAGAGAGAACTGCTTAATAAATCATAGGAGTTAATTATGAAAGACGAAGAAAAGAAAGTCATTGATGCAACAAATGGCGGGGCTGGGGAGCCTATTGAAACACCTGAAGAGACCGTTAGTCTTAAAAAGTTCAAATCAGTTTGAAATGAGAGACAAGGTTTCAAAGATACAGTTGCGGTTAAAGAGGCAGAGTTAGGAACATTAACTGAAAAGTTTAACAACCTAAACTCTAAATTAGACGAGTACAAAGGCTATAAAACAAAACTTGATGATTGGAATGCTGACAGACTTGGAGAGAAAGTTACCAAATGGACTGAAGAGAGTAAAATCTTTGATGCGAAAGAAGGCGACACTAACTTTGAGCGAGTAAACAAGATAAAAGACAAGTTTGCATTTGGCTCTGATGAAACGCCATTAACGAGTGAGCAGTTAGATAAGAACTTTGAATTGATGGGTATATACACAGAAGCAAATTACTTCGATGTAGAGCCTGCGAATACAGAGCCACTTAACAGCTCAAAGCCTACTGCCGAACCTACCGTTGGCAAGGGCAAATACTTTGGTTATTCGACGCCTGCTGAATTATCATCAGCAGATTGGAAATTAGCAGAGAAGTGGAAGAGAGAGAATGGCGGACATTGGTAGAAACAAGAATAAACAGTCTATAAGACTATAAAATAAAAGGAGATTTAAAAATGGGAATTACCGATACAAATGTAGCAACTGGAGGCTTAGGCTATGCCATAGCTGACGCAATTATACACTTTAATAAAATTAACGTTTTCTGGCCTTTAATAGACAAGAAAGCAGTACAAGGTGGAGCGATTTATGGTCGTTTTCCAGTGTACACTAAGATAACTGCTTCAGACGTTACAGCGAATGCGGCAGGAGCAGAAGGTGCTGACACCAGCGCAACTGATATTGCAACATCGCCCGTGGATATAGAAGTTTTACGTTATTCTGTGAGAGCAGATTTAACTGACCTTGGAATCCAGGGAAATGATGACAACATCTATGGCAATACAGGCGACATTTTAGGAAATGCAATTAGTGCAAAATTTGACAATGCTGTTTACGCAGATATGAGTTCAAGTTTAGTACATCAAATTAGTAGCGGTTCAGGCGCATTAACAATGGGCGTTTGGTTCGAGGCTATTGAGAAGTTACATACAGAAGGAATTATGGGACCGTTTAGCGCAGTTCTTAGCCCAAAACAAATTTGGGGTCCTTACGGTTTAAGTTCAGAAATAGTTCAAGCTGGAACAAGTGCAGTTGGAACTTTAGCAGACCCAGGTGCAAACTTGGCTAACAACGGATTTGTTGGAACTTTAGCAGGAGTTAATGTTTATTGGAGTGACCAAATCACTGAAAATACAGCATTGATTTCAGGCTCTATCGGGCTTATGTTCGGTAAGAATGCGCAAGGTGTTGCGTATAAAGATTTAGGAAATAATGGTTCATTCATCGTAGGTGAAACAGAACGTAATGCGAGCGGTGCGTTAACTACTATCGTAGCTAATGGTTATTTCAATACTGACCAACTTTACGCAAGTGCATCAGTAGGAATATTAACACAAACTTCTGCATAGTAAGCAGATTAAATAACGGGGGTAGATTAAACCCTACCCCTTAATTTTGGAGATTAAATATGAGTACAACAAATATATGGGCGAGTAGTTCATTATCAACACTGAATACGATTGAAAGGTGAGAGTCTGACGTAAATGAATTGGCAGATGAAGATGCAAATTGGAATGGTAAGATAGACGCAGCCAAAGAATTACTTGGAGACCAATTACAATTTTATCTTAAGAGACAAGGTGCTAGAGTTGATGAATCTGAAGGAGAAATACTTTTAGACATTATTGCTAACCCTACATGCATGGGCGTTTCATCAGATTATCTTACATTGGCATTGATATATGAAGACTTATCACGTGGTGATTATGAAACTCTATATGGGCAGAAGTCAAAAATATATTGGGGAAAGTATGACTTAAAGTTTCAACAAGATTTAGAAACAATTAATTATGATACTAACCTTGATAGCAAGGTTGATTTATATTCTCCATATGTTAGACCAATTCAACTGATAAGGTAATATGATACAGATTAAAGTTACTCAACAACCTAACCTGAAAAGAAACTTTACGTTTAGTAGGAAGTTTATGAAAAAGGTAGGCGATGCATTAGAGGTAAGAATAGTTGGACGTACCAAGTCAGGATTGGATGTAAAAAACAAAAGATTCAAAAGATATTCAGAAGGGTATGCAAAGAGAAAGGGCGTACAAAGAAATCAAGTTAATCTAACTCTACATAGAGATATGTTGGATAGTATTAAAGTTAAATCTCGTAAGAATATAGCTATAATAAAATCTACAGATAAGAAAGGTATATGGCACCAATATGGTGCAGGAAGATTACCTATAAGAGGATGATTTGGGATTGGTCCTAAGTTTGAAAGGATTCTTAAAGTCTTAATAGGCAGAGAGTTTAGACGATTAAATAAGAAGAAGGTGATTTAATATGGCTACAAAACAGAACGATATTAGAGATGCAATGATAAGTACGATTGCAGACATTGCAAACATACACAAGGTAGGTACTTATCCAGATAATGTAGCAAAGATTGGTCATAACTTCCCATCAGTAATGGTTGGAGACGGTGATGAGATATGGGAAAGTAGTTCTGGCGACAGAGAGATTGTAGCATATAACATTCCAATGTATGTATATCACAACGTAAAAAATAGACGTACATCAGCGATGAATACAATTACAAATGAAGTTATTAAGGCTATATTAGCAGACCTTACACAAGATGGAAACTGCATAAATACAGAAATTGAAAGTGTAGAGAAAGGTGATTATTCAGAGACAGAAGATTATTACAATCCTGGATTCTACCCTAACTTAACAATAAGACGGATAAATATTACTATCACATATTTTGATAATAGGTCGTGTTAGTAAAAAAAGGAGATAAGAAATGAGTACAAGAATTGGAAAAAACTACAGAGTACTAATCGCTCCAGAAACAACTTATGGTGAGCCAGCAAGTGGTTCCTTTACTGAGTTGCCTGACACGATTGAATTCGCAAAAGTAGTTAGCACAATAGATGTTTCAGCAAAGACTGGGACATTAAAGAAACAAAAATATGAGACGCAAGAAGGTATAAGCGTTGCTACAGTTGCAATGAATGGTAACTTTAGTCCTTCGCATAGTGTTGTATTAGACATGGCTATGTTTGATTTGACTTCACCAAGAACAATAGTTAATAGCCAGCCAGCCGCATATAGTTATACAGTTTATAGAGTATATACTGATGATAGTAAATTAGATTATGTAGCAGGTTGTACAGCAGATAGTTTGAACATAACTGGTAATTCAGGAGAAGTTGTTCAATATAGTTTATCATTAAGAGGTAAAACTTTAACTAAGGAAGCCGCATCTGGTAGTATAACAGGACTTACATTAAGTTCATGTACACCTGATATGGACCCATTCTTATTCGCAAATGTTACCGCTGATATGTTGGATAGTAATATTACAGCAATCAATAGTTTCGATTTGGGACTTACTAATGGTTTCCAAGGTGATGAGCAAATTTACCAAAATAGTGATACTAAGAACCTTGAAATATTAACAAACATAGATGGTACTTTCAACTTTAGTTGGAATTATGATAAAGACAACGACGACGAAGTGTACGACCACTTGGTTTCAGCATCATTATCAGATAACACAATAGGTTTAGTATCAACTTCTGGTACATTCACTATAGCAGTGAATGGTAAGTATACAGAGTATTCATTACCTGACCCAGATGTAGGTGTGTTTGTATCAAATGCTGTAGTAGAAGTGCTTAATGATTGTGATAGTTCTATTGAAGGATTAACTATAACAACCAGTTAGTAAGATAAATTAATTGCAGGTTCATTAAGTTGGGCCTGCAAAACACAAAAACAAAGAGAGGAAATATGAAGAATTGTTTTGTAAAGTATCAACCAGATTTTAACTATACAATAGAGTATAGAGGTGAGGACATTTGTGAGTGTCATAGCCTATCAGCAAAAGAGTTTCACGAAGTTTTAAGAAGGTGTAAGACAGACCAAAAGTTAGAAGATGGTAAGTTAGTAACCGAATATGATAGTTTTAGAGATGCGGCTATAACAGCAATATTGGCTATAGATTCATGGACATTAGAAGATGATAAGGGCAATATAATGCCAATTACAGAAGAATCATTCGGTGATTTAGATGTTAAAGTATCTTCTCATATCAGTATAGAAATAAGGAAACATGAGTCCAAGCAAATGTTGGATGAAGCTGAAAAAAACTAATAAAGGCAATCAGATGAAACAACATACCTGAACAGGTAGCACAGGCTGATTGTCAGAAATGTGAGAGAGATAGTTGTAGCAATTGTAATAAAGTTTTGTATTTCTGCGAAGGGTGTGAATATTACGATAGATGTGATAAAAGAGACATGCCATTCATATGAAATATAAATAGAATAGTGATAGAATTTGCTTATCGAGAAGAGTATCCAAATGAGGGTTCATGGTGGGAACAACCAGCATTTTTCAATCAGCTCTACAATGTTGCTCGGAGCGAAATAGTTAGACTACAAAAGAAAGCGATGGAGAAAAGATAATGGCAGTAGAAAAATTAGTGACTCAGATAATTGTCCAGGGAGATAAGAAAGCAAATCGCCAAGTTGACAAACTGGATAAAAACTTTGCGTCTATGGCAAAGAACATTATTGGTATTGCCGCAGTTGCCGCAGTTGCAACGAAAGCAATTCAGTTCATGGCTGGTAGTGCCAAACTATTACGTGAAGATAATAAACAGTTCTTAAAGTTAGAAGCAGTTATTAAGGCAACTGGAAACGCAGCCGGCATAAGTGCAACTCAAATGGCAGAACACGCAAACGCTATTCAGGATGCAACTGGTGTAAGTAATACTCTTATTATGCAGTCACAAGCAATGATTGCCACATTTAAGAATATTGGTGAGGATATATTCCCAAGAGCAACGCAGGCTATCATAGATATGAGTGCGGTACAAGGTGAATTAACAGGTAATACACTTTCTCTTTCTAAAGCACTTAATGACCCTATCGTTGGAATTACTGCACTTACAAGAGTTGGTGTTACATTTACTCAACAACAAAAAGACCAAATTAGAGTATTACAAGAGTCAGGCGACATAATGAGTGCCCAAGTTATTATATTAGAAGAACTTGAAAGTCAATTTAAGGGCACAGCAGAAGCATCAGCATTAAATACAGAAAAGATGGCGGCAACATTTGATGATTTACGTAAAACAATAGCCGCAGGTATTGAGCCAATGATTCAAGAGATTGCTGGTAGTGTTACTGAAGGAATGGGAGCATTTACAGAGGCTTTCACCGCTGAATTAGACAAGATGAACCCTGAAGATATTGCTCAAATGACTAATAACTTTATATTGTTAGGCACAGCAGTTGGTAAGATGGCTGGTGGATTAGTAACATTAATTAACTTATATACAAAACATAAAGATTTAGTAGACCTATTTATGGCGCCAGCAACAGGAGCAACTGGAGCATTAATAAAATTATATGAAGTTATTGCAAGTATTAATGGTCTTGAACCAGAAGTTGAAGATTTCTATGAAGGGTATGGTAATTATTTAAGTAGTATCGATAGTAGTGTTGAAGCAACAATAGCAGGATTAGTGTTGTTAGACGACACCGTAAAGGCAATAGATATAGACTTTGGTGAAGCACCAGAGAACCAAACAATGGATGTCACTGACCCAGGTGATAACCCTGAAACAAAGAATTTAATATACAATATAAATAGACAAATGGATTTAAGGTCAGAGTTTGACGACCTATTATGAGAGTCATCTTTGGCGACAGCAGACAGAGAACAAGCATTATTAGATAGACAAGTTGAACAATATAGAGAAGCGGGTGTAGCCCAACATGAGATAGACTTATGGTTAGCGAATACTAAAAAGAAATTAGATGATGAAGGCAAATCAAGAAAAGAAGCTCAACTTATAACAGACTTAAAGAGTGCCGCATTATCTGGACAATCTGCTATGGATTCAATGAAGTCTGTAGTTAGAGCAGAAACTATGGAAGCAGTTGCTGGATATTTAGCATCAATATTAAAAACAGTACCATTCCCATTTAACTTAATCGCAGCCGCAGGAGCAGGAGCAGTTGTATCAGGAGTTATGGATAAAGCATTAAGTGCTATACCAAGTTTTGCTACTGGTGGTGATTTTGTAACGAACGGACCTCAAATGATGTTAGTTGGTGATAATCCAGGTGGTAAAGAACGTGTTAGTATAACACCTACAAGTAGTCCTAATAAATATGGACCTGATAATGGCATTAGAATAATTAACAGAACTAACTTTGTAACAGTAGATGGTGAATTGTTAATGAGCCAAGTAGATGATGAAACATTTTATGATGGATATAACAGAGGGAAAATTGCAGTAGGAGCAGAATTTTAATGGATGTTTATTTAAGAATATATGACCAATATGGTACTGATGTACAGTTATCAGTAGTGCCATTAGACGATTTAATGTCATGGAAACTATCTGATGAATCTTTTACAGCAATTGATTACTTTAAGTCAAAAGGTAGAACACTCAAGGTTAAAATACGTAATTATGCTTGGTTTGAAGACAATGTAATGTCATATAGCACAGGTATGTTTGACTGGGATTTGAAGGTAAGAGATTACGCAAAGTTCAGATTTAAGCTATGTATGGGCGACGGGACTGATTGTAGATTTGAAGGGTATTTAAGAAATAGTAGTATTAAAAAGATGTACGAGCAAGATGCTGGTGGTAATGATATATCAACGGTTGAGTTTGTTTTATATGATTTACTTACCATTATGAATGATATGTTAAGCAGAGAAATTGAAGTTAATGCAAATGAGTTTTATCCAATAGCAGAAATATTCGCAACCGCATTGGAGAAAACATTAATAGATTCATCAATAACAATTAACGCTCAAAATGTTGGTGACTTATACAATGCAGATTTAAGTTATAGCATATCTATAATGGAAGGCACTGAAACTATTCAGAGCTTACCATGAACACAATGGGCTGTAAATATTAACACAAACCAAGCATGTGTTGATTGAGCCCAAGTTACAGAAGCACGTAAGATTATTAAGTTTGGTTTAAGTGATGAAGGGCAATTGAGATTATTTTTATGAAGATGTTGAGATGCACCTTTAATAAATGGAGTATGGACACCAACCGTATTATACGGTCAGACTGGATATCCAGCAGATAATATTACTCACGCAAGTATAAGAGTATTATCAATATTTGATATAAATGATTTCAATGCAATAGAAGTTTATAGAGACTGATGGTATGAAGGGACATATCCTGAATACATTAACAGCGACTTTCCTTTACCAGGAGAATTTGAGTTTGTAGGTGGCGGACAGACACCATTAGAAGCTCTATTCACATACACAGGATGGGAAACATTCTTTGAGCATGATATTGTAGGAAGTGAATGAGCATTAACTACAGGGAAAACAGCAACATGACCAGAAATAGGTGCTCCAACTTCTAATATTACAACATACCCATTATTCATCCCAGCGTTTGGTAGCTTAATATATTATTGTAATAGCCCTTACAATTCAATAAAAATAAATGGCGATGATTTAGAGTTCAATTCATTTAAGTTTAAGATGTTAGATGAAGAAGATGCAACAGCAAATGTAAAGACAGGCGATATTATTAAATTAGCAATGATAGTAAAAGATTTAGCAATGTATGTTAGGTGCCAAAACTTATTTACTGGTGGGTATCTCAATATACACCAAAAGAGGTATTTAGGCTCACAGAAGGCATTGGCTATCAATGAAGACGATATACTCAAAGGGTATTCAGAAGGAAACTTTAGATATACGAAACAAGATTTAACCAGTGTATTTGGAATATTAGATTTAGATGATTGGCAGAAAGCAATGTTATCAGAGTTATTTGGTAGATATTACAAGAAGTTAATAGGTCTGAAAACTATTCAGTTTGAATTATTAGCACAGAATTATAACATTGAGTTAGGACAACGTATAGTAGTTAATGGCACACACTACGTAGTAAATAAATTAAGCAGGACAATATTAGCAACTGATACAAATGAGTATTTTAGTTATAAGATTTCTGCATGGGAGAAACTAGATGAGTAATAATTATGAATCAGTATGGGGATTTGGTGGTGTATTATTATATGCTACAGGCAACCCAATTGTAAATTGTTTATTAACATCAGGAGTTGGTAATTTTAATTATGCTCCAGTATGGCAAAAAGCAACTAACTGAAAGAATAAAAATATAAGTAAGTTCTTAGGGTATAAGGTAACAGCAGATATAAGTTTATTAAATGTTAATGAATATGATTATGTTCAAATACAAAACTTAATGTCTATACTAAGTACTATGAGAGAAAATGATTTAACAATATTCCCAAAATATGTGCCTGATAGTGGCAGTTTAGTTCCTAATCAAAGAAGTTATAATGATATGATTATCACAAGTGATGTTCAGATTAGAGACGGTAATTTATTGGATATATTCCAAACAATAGATTTGAAATTTGAAAAAAGAAGCTTAATGGATTGAATTCCAGCAAACTTATCATATTCAGTTACGCAAACAGCGAAGTTTGAAGAAGGCGTAGGTGCTGTAGATTGGACTGATGAGAATGGGAATGTCATTGAAGTTCAAATATTCTAATAAAAGGAGAAAATAATGCAAATACATGAAGTGACAAGTTCATTAGTATCTGGAAGTATGTACGATACTGACCAGTGAGTTGCAATTGACAATCAATACGATACAAATAGTGCGAGCTTTAAGGCTGAATTAGGCGAAGTTAAAGGCTATATGTTAGAGGGTAAAGTATTACCTACTGGTACCATTGTTGGTACGACTGATACACAGACTATGACTAATAAGAGACTTACAACACCTAAGATTAATGATTCAGTTAATTGCGATATTACATCAGAAGAGTTAAACGCTCTACATGGTGCGACAGTTTCAGCATCAACATTCCAAGCACTTGGTTTGGCAAAAATTGGTGGAAGTGGTGCAAATGATATACCTATAACAGGTATGTACGCAAGCAGTTCACATACACACGTTGAAGCAGACATTACGGATTT